ACATATTCAGAGAATTATGTTTTTGATAGTATATCTGACCAGTTCAATGGAATTGAAAGAACATTTAGATTGAAATCTGATGGTGCAAATGTAACAGGTATTCAGACAGATTCAGTTATCTTAGTTAATGATGTATATCAAGGAAATGGTAGTACTTATGAATATACTATTTCTGAAACTTCTGGAATTTCTTCAATTAGTTTCACAGGAACTGCTACATCAATCACATCTGATCCAAATGGTTCAAATCTTCCTCTTGGTGGAATAATTGTTTCAGTAGGATCTAGTGAAGGATTTGGATATCAACCATTAATTTCTGCTGGTGGTACAGCAATTGTAGGTTGTTCAGGAACTGTTAGTTCTATTAGTATTGGTAACACAGGATCTGGATACAGAGCTGGTGTTCAAACAGTAGATGTCTCCATTCAACAAGAAAGTTTAACAGGAACAGATATTGTGGCGATTGGTACTGCTATAATTGAAGGTGGTTATATTACAGGAACTGCTGTAACTAATCCTCACATATTCTACAAACCAAGAACTATTGCTAACGTAGGATATAACTCTATGACTGGGGTTACTACTATAACAACTGCTAAGTCTCATGGATTAGCATTGGGTAATGAGATAAGTCTTTCTGGTATTGCATTTACTTGTGATTATCAACCTCGTTTAGGAATTACAACAGCAGCATATAATTCCGTCACAGGTATTATGACAGTTACCACTCCTAGTGCTCATGGATATAAAACAAGTGGTAAGACTAGTGTTGTTATTTTAACTGGATTAGCATTTACTTGTGATATAGATGGTGGAACTTCTACTCACTATTATCCTCGTGGACAGGACTTAGCATATAACACTTCTGTTGCAATTGCAGGAACTGCATCAACGACTATTACAGTTGATGTTGGATATGGTGGTCCTTCTGATCAATATACACATAGTTTTGTGGGTGTTGGAACAAGTGCTGTAATTGTTGGTGGTGATTATAATCATCAATTTGTAAGTGCTGCAAGTAGTGCAGTTATTAGTGGTGGTGATTATGAACACACCTTTGTAAGTGTTGGTGTTGGTACGATTACTATTGCAGGTATTGGATCTACGGTTGTTACAGACGCATCATATACTGCTTCGACTGGTGAGTTAGTATTGACTATTGCTTCTGGTCATGATTATACCACTGATGATATGGTAGGCATTGGAACAAGTGCTTTGATCTTTACTTGTTCTATGGATAATAATTCAAGTCAAAAAACTTATCCAAGATCTACTGATCCTATTATTAGTATTGGTAATACTGCAATTACTGCAACTACTGATACTACATTTACTGTCAATGTTGGTGCATCTCCATTAGTGTACTTTGATGTATCTAATGCAACTTATGATGCTAATAGTGGAATTTCTACTCTTACTATTGGTTCTCATTCCTTAACTACATCAACAAGTATTAGATTGGCTACTGATAGTTTGACTTTCAGATGTGCAATGGATGATTATTGTTCCTTACATACGTATCCAAGATCCACCGATCCTGGATTTAGTACTGCACTAGGAATTACTACAACTACTGCAAATACAATTAGTATCAATGTGGGTGTTTCTACCATCGTTAAGTATAGCGTAACTGATGCTGATTATAATGCCACAACAGGTATTATGACTATGACCATTGGGGATCATACTTTAAAGACTGGAACCAATATCAAGATAGCAACTGAATCTTTAACCTTTACATGTGCTAAGGATGGTAATTCAACCACTCACAGGTATCCAAGAAAACCTGATGCATATTATGGTGGAGTTGCAATCAGTGCTGTAAATAGCACTACTGAATTTGAAGTTAACATTGGGGTATCAACTGTACCAACTTACTATGTTGGATTAGGTTCTGTTCAAGCAGCAATTGTGGCTCCAAGAGCAAATAACAACTCTGCAAGTAAAACTGATCCTGCTGCTAATAGTGCAACTGTTCTTGATGTTATTGATGACAAGACATTTATTACTAATACTGGAATATCAACCTTAGCACACTTCTATGCAAGAGGTGGAAGACTTGAAAAACCATTAGATGTCATATTTGATGATCCAGAATCATATTCAAATCTTTCATTAGAATATGCTTCTAATTCTTCTGGAATTGGAACTGCTGCCACTATTGATGTGGTAGTAGGACAAGGATCTAGTATTGTTTCCTTTAGAGTTGATGAGACTGGATATGGATATGGTCAAGGTGAAAATTTAACTGTACCTATCGGAGGAACAACAGGTATACCAACTACTTCTTCATATAAGGAATTCTTACTTGAGATTAATGAAACATTTAGTGATGAAATGACTGGATGGTCATTAGGTATTCTTAAAATGCTTGATAATTTTGATGCTGATTTTGACGGATCAACTAAAACATTCCAATTACAAGAAAATGGAGATCTAATTTCTATTAGAGCAGGTAAAGGATCTGAAATTGATGTTCAAGATGTTCTTTTAATCTTTATTAATGACATACTACAAGTTCCTGGTAAGGGGTATACATTTACTGGTGGTAGTGTAGTTACCTTCACCGAAGCTCCTAAGAAGGACGATAAGTCTAAAGTAATTTTCTATAAGGGAAGTGGAGATTCTGATGTTGTTGATAGAGAAATTATTGAGACAGTTAAGACTGGTGATAATTTAACTATTGAAACCAACTCTCCACAAGAATCTTATCTACAAGAAGATAAGAGACAAGTTCTGAGTGTTAATTCTACTGATATGGTTAGCACTAATCCATATTATGGTCCTGGTAATAGTGCAGATGAAACTCTTCAAAGACCTGTTGTATGGTGCAGACAAACTGAGGATAAAATTATTAATGAAAAACCAGTTGGAAAAGATAGAGAATTATATGAACCTCAAATCTCTCCATTTGGATATATCACTAAAACTGTTGGTATTGGATCTACCACAATTTATGTTGATTCATTAAGACCATTATTTAATACACAAAATGAAAGAGAAGATACTAATGATCTTGCATTCCAGAAGAAGGTTATGTTCTTCAATCAAGGAACAAAAACAGGTGCTGCTGGAACGGCAATAGTATCAATAGCAGGATCAATTTCTTCTGTGGATATCACAGATGGAGGAGTTGGTTATACAACTGCTACGGTAAGTTTTGGATCTACCATAGGTATCGGTACTACTACACAAGCATTTGGTTCTGTAATAATTGGTGCAGCAGGAACGGTAACTGGTATTGCTATTACAAGTCCTGGTGTTGGATATACTCATACAAATGTTCCTTCTGTTCTTATTAGTCCACCTACTTATGTGGAGGAAGAGAATTCAGTTAGCACTTATAGTGGTGATCAGGGAGTTATTGTTGGGTTTGGTACTACAACAATTGCTTCTAAGGATCAAATGATATTTGATTTCTATATTCCTGAGGATTCATTCCTAAGAATATCTGGTCTAACAGGAACTGCTCTTACAATGAGTGGAATTGGAACTAATGATATATTTGTTGTTACTGGTTCTAACGTAGGTGATGCTACTACTTCAATTACGTCAGTTGATTCTGGTAGTAATACTGTTGGTGTAGGAAAATCATTTATAGATAATGTATACTCAGTTGCTAACTATGAAATAGTAAATACACCTTCTGGTATTAGTGCAGGAGGAGTAGGAATAGGAACTACGTATTGTGCAAGAGTATTTGCTACCATAACAAGTGATTTCTCATGGGGTGGAACTGGAATTCAATCATCCAACTTCTATGGAACTTACAGTTGGGGAAGAATTGATCTTTCTTCAAGGTCTGGATTAAACTCTTATACTGCATACACTGAGGGTGGTGTAGTGGGAATTACTACCTCTACAATCGTAGAAAGAAGTGCTCCTCTTAAATCTAAGAGATATAAACAAATTTAGTATCTATATCATTGATAAATAACTAAAAAAATACTATCAAAATGGCCGCCATTATAACTGATCAGATTAGAATATTAAATGCAAAGAATTTTGTTGCTGGTGTAACTTCAACTGCTAACGCATATTATTCTTTCATTGGATTGCCTAATCCTACTGAGGTGCAATCTGATTGGGATACTGATCCTCCTTCTCCGAAGGATAATTTTGAAGAGGAAGATAGTTATTGGGATACTATGGTTGCATTGAAGAAGATTAATTCTTCTGATGTGAGACAGGTTGTGCCTAGAAGAAAATGGTCTTCAGGAACAACATATGATATGTATAGAAATGATTATAGTAGAACTAACACTGCTGCTGTTTCTGGTGCAACTAATTTATATGCAGCAACGTATTTTGTATTGAATACTGATTACAGAGTATATGAGTGTTTGCAAAATGGAACTGATCCTGATAATCCTAATGGTAGACCATCCTTAGATGAACCAACTTTTACAGATTTAGAACCTCGTAGTGCTGGAACTAGTGGAGATGGTTATATCTGGAAATATCTCTATACTATCAAACCAAGTGATATTGTAAAATTTGAATCAACTGATTATATTCCAGTTCCTGCTGATTGGGATACAAATTCCGATGATGCGGCTGTTAGAGATAATGCGGTTGATGGTTCAATTAAAATAGTAACTATTAGTAATGCAGGTGTAGGCATTGGTACTGCTGATGCTGTTTATACCAAAGTTCCTATTAAAGGAAATGGATCTAATGCTGAATGTACCGTTACAATTAATTCTTCATCTCAAGTTTCGGATGTAACTGTTTCTACTCAGGGATCTGGATATACTTATGGTAGTGTTGATTTGGTTGCAGGAGGTGTACCGACTGGGACTACTAGACCCGTTTTAGATGTTGTTATATCACCACCAGGAGGACATGGTAAAA